GCCGTATGGAAGCTGAAATGGGGACTGGTCGAACAGTACCGATTGACGAACATTTCAAAACCCACGCAGGCGCTCGCGAGGTGATGGAGCGTTTGCAAGAAAAATATGGTGATGACCACCGTTTTCACTTGGTCGCTATTGATAACAGCCGGGGTGCTGGCAAAGCGGCAGTGGTAAGCGGTCTTGACAAATTACCAAAATTTAACCATACTGAGGTTAGAAAGGGTCTATCCGATGCACTCGAAAACGCATACAGAAGCGGAAAGATCAGCCAAGCGATCTACGAAGGGACGCGCGGCAACGCCCGCTGAACACAAAATGAAGCGAATGCACGAGAAGAAAGTGCAGTCTATTGCTGAAGAAATTGCAGCAGCGTTAAACGCAGCAATGAAAAGCGGAAAACCTGTTTTATGAGCGATGTTCGGTGCAAATCCTGCCGATTTTTTACGCAAGCTCAAGTAATGGGCTTGTGTCGTCGTTTTCCCGAAACTCAAAACAAACACGAAATGGACTGGTGCGGCGAACACCAGTTAAGCGTTGTTACGTCGGTGCCGGTCTATGACGTTATGGCGCAAGCGGAACCTAAAAAAAGAGGGAGAAAACCTAATGCTTAAGCCGTTGCGTGATCGCATTGTTATCAAGCCTGAAGTCCGCAGACTGTCGGACATTCTTTATGTTCCCAATAAAGAGCCGTTTAACGAAGGCACGGTGGTTGCCGTTGGCCCAGCGGTGCGCGACACGAAGGTGGGCGACTTTGTTAAATACGGCAACGGCAGCTATTTAGACTGGCCTGTCCATGAGTTTGAGGGTCAGGACTACCAGATCATTCAGGAAGGCGATGTCGCCATGATCGTGGAGCATTAAATGGCAAAGCACGACAAACCGATATCCAAAACGACCACCGGCAAGGGCAAGAACTACAACCCGACCGAGAAGGGCGCGGGTATGACCGCAAAAGGTCGTGCTGAATACAACCGCAAGAATGACTCAAATTTAAAACCACCAGCACCAAACCCGAAAACGAAGGCCGACGCTGGACGCAAAGCGTCCTTCTGCGCGAGAATGGAAGGGGTGGTCAAGCACGCCAAAGGCCCAGCAGAACGGGCAAAGGCATCATTAAAGAACTGGAACTGTTAGGAGGGCATCATGCCAAACACACAAGCAACTGGCGTAGCTTACGCCGACCCGGAATTCACCAACGTAACAATCACCGGCACGCTGACTGTCGGCAATAACGTATTCAACGCTGCCGAGCTGGGCGCGTTGGATGGCGTGACGGCTGGTACAGTTACAGCCAACAAAGCCGTTATCGTTGACGGCAGCAAGAACATCGGCACGTTTGGCACGATAACTGCCACGGCGCTGAGTACAACTGATCTGACTGCTGCTGGCACGATCAACTACACCGGCGGCGATCTGAATGTAACCACCACCAGCGCTTCGACTTCTGGGTCGGTAAGCGTTGAGCCGGTGCTGGTATCGACCACCATGACTGGCGCAGGCGGCGTGGGTGGCCGGGCCAAATTCCTGACCACGGTCAATGCTGCGATGGGCGGCTGGTCGAACGCAGTCAAGGGCGAAGTGGTTTATGGCGCTTCTGGCCGCACTACGGGTCTGGGTTCGGCGATGGTTGCTGAAATGACCTTGTCGGCAGGCACGTCATCGGGCACCTATGCACCGCTTGAGCTTGAGCTAAATGTCCCGTCGGGCGCGTCCACCGGCACGCTAACGAGCTTTATTTACGCCAGCCAGCAAGGTGCGGACGTAACCACAATGGACACCAATGGCCGGTTCATCAACCTTCAGGGCGTGACTGCTGGCGCTGGCAAGATGTGGGTTACTGGTTCCACGCTCGGCACAGCCGCAGGTGCGTTGCGTTGCCGTATTGGTGCCACTGATTACTGGTTGCCGATGTATGCCGCCCAACCGACTTAATGATTAGTCGGGAATATTTGATTGAACTTAGGCAAGCGTCCTTAAATGAGTTACAGGGCGCTTTAGAGCGAGTTCAACAGGCTAAGGGGGCGGTCGCGATGCTTGACATCCTGATCGCCCAAACTGCCAAGCAATCGGACGAAGATTGCAGCGGCGAAATTAAAGTCGGGGGCACTGATGGCGACTAAACCGGGTTTGTACGCAAACATCCACGCAAAGCGTGAACGGATTGAGAGCCAAAAGGCCGCAGGCAAAACACCAGAACGTATGCGCAAGCCGGGGTCAGAGGGCGCACCGACGGCTAAAGCGTTCAAACAAAGCGCCAAGACAGCTAAAAAATGACCATTGAACAAATGCAAACTCGTCTGGCTGAACTCAGAGAACTGGCGAAACAGCATGAAAGCATCCTTCTCCAGATCAGCGGCGCGATTCAAGAATACACACGGGTAATCGCCGAGGAAGAATCCAAAGCTAAAGGAGCTGAAGATGTCGCTGGTTAAATCTGCAAGCCAAAAGGCGTTTCAAAAGAACATCAAAACCGAGGTGAAGTCCGGCAAGCCGGTGAAGCAGGCCGTGGCGATTGCCTACAACGTCAAGCGCGAAGCCGGTAAGAAGGACAAGGGCAAAAAGTAACAATCATGCAACTGTTTGATTGCTGCTAAAGTTGCAGTAAATCAACGGGTTGGAGGTAATATCAACATGTCAAGTGGTGGCGCACCTTTGGGCAATAAGAATGCAGCTAAGGGCAAAATATTTTATGACCAGTTGCGTAAGATTGCCGTGCAAGAACCTGAGAAGCTGCGCAGGATTGCAGAGGGTTTATTCGAAGCGGCTGAAGCTAGAGAGCCGTGGGCGGTCAAAGAGCTGATCGACCGGCTAGACGGCAAGCCTGTACAAGCGCAAGAGATCACAGGGGCTGATGGTGAGCCGCTATCTGGCATTCAAGTGTCATTCGTAATGCCCGATGAGCGTTGACAGCGCCATTGCCAAAGCGGAGTTCCCGCTAAAACTCCAGCCGCTATTTAAGCCGTCGCGCTACAAAGTCTTATATGGTGGCCGGGGCGGGGCGAAGTCGTGGGGTATCGCCAGAGCCTTACTTATCCTTGCCGCCCGTAAGCCGCTGCGCATCCTCTGTGCTCGGGAATTCCAGACATCCATTAAAGACTCGGTTCACAAGCTGCTGGTTGACCAGATCGTCGCGCTTGAGCTGATGCAGTTTTTTGAGATCACGCAGACATCGATTCGGGGGCAGAACGGCAGCGAGTTCGCGTTTGTCGGCTTGAAGAATAACGTCGCCAACGTCAAATCCTACGAGGGCATCGACATCTGCTGGGTCGAGGAAGCGCAGACGGTCAGCCGCAATAGCTGGAAAACCCTGACCCCGACCATCCGTAAAGAAGGGTCCGAAATCTGGGTGAGCTTTAACCCAGAGCTGGAAACCGATGAAACCTACCAGCGGTTTGTGGTTCACCCGCCGCCCGACACGATCAGCATCAAGATTAATTACTGGGACAACCCGTGGTTCCCAGAAACCCTGCGCATGGAGATGGAGAGCCTGAAGGCGCTCGACCACGAAGCGTACATGCAAGTGTGGGAAGGGGTTTGTCGCCAGACCATCGACGGCGCGATCTTCGCCAAAGAGATGATGAGGGCGGAGGCCGAGGAGCGCATCACGAAGGTGCCATACGATCCGGTCAAGCCTGTACACGCGATCTGCGATTTAGGCTGGTCGGACGCGACTGCGTGGTGGCTGGTGCAATTTGTCGGAATGGAAACCCGGCTGATCCGCTACTTTGAAGGTAGTCAGCGGACGATGACCAGCTACCTAGCCGAGCTGCAATCCTTCGGCTATGTGTACGACACGATTTGGCTACCGCATGACGCGCAGAACAAAACGCTGGCGGCGGCAGGTCGCAGCATTGAGGACATTGTGCGGGGCGCGGGGTTTAAGACACGGGTGCTTGAGCGAGTGCCGACGATTGACTCGATCAACGCAGCGCGGACAATATTCCCGAATTGTTATTTCGATAGAGAAAACTGCGCCGATGGTCTAAACTGCCTGCGCCATTATCGCTACGAAGTTGACCCAGATACCGGCAACTTCAGCAAAATGCCGCTGCACGACCGCCACAGCCACGGGGCTGACGCTTTTAGGTATATCGCGCTGATGGTTAAGGAACCGGCAAAGGTGCGCAAAAAGCCTGCGCTCGCTATGGCTGGCGGCTGGATGAGTTAAAGGGGAAATCATGGCGTTTCAAGACATGGACATGGATGGCAGGATTGGCGAGGCCATTAAGTTTCTACGGCTAGTCGGCGAAGCTGACAGCCAGAACCGCGCTGAGGCGCTGGGCGACCTAAAGTTTGCTGCTGGCGATCAGTGGCCGGTCGAGATTCAAAACAGCCGCAACCTAGAATCGCGGCCTTGCCTGACGATCAACAAGATCGACGCTTATGTGCGGCAGGTGACGAACCAGCAGCGCCAACAGCGGCCACGCATCAAAGTCCACCCTGTCAACAACGAAGGCGATCTGAAGGTCGCGCAGGTCATTGAGGGAATCACCCGGCACATTGAGGTGAACTCTAACGCCGACACCGCTTACGACACGGCGTTCGAGTACGCAGTCAAGATGGGCTGGGGCTATTGGCGGGTAAATACTAATTACGTTTCTGAGGATAGTTTCGATCAGGAAATATTCATCGACGCGATTGATGATCCGTTCTCGGTTTATTTCGACCCGAATTCAGTCATGCCCGATGGGTCGGATGCCGAGCGTTGCCTGATTACTAGCGTGATGTCTAAGGCGGCGTTCCGCAAGGAATATCCCGGCGCGGACGATGGGGCGAACTTCAGTGCGAGAGCCACGGGTGACTCGGATGCCGAGTGGGTGACGAAAGAGGACATCCGACTTGCTGAATACTGGTATGTCGAGCGCGTGAAAGCCACACTGGTCTTGCTGTCGGACGGCACGAAAGTCTTTGAGGATGAGCTGCCAAGTGCCGACATGCTGGATGCCAGCGGAATCACCATCATGGACAAGCGCCCGACTTATAAGCGCACGGTCAAGTGGTGCAAGCTGACCGCGATGGAAGTGCTGGAAGAACGCGAATGGCCGGGTAAGTACATTCCAATCGTCCCGTGCTACGGTGCGCAGGTCGTGGTTGAGGGCAAGCGCAAGAAATACGGCCTTGTTCGCTTTGCCAAAGACCCGCAACGGATGTTCAATTTCTGGCGCACGGCGCTGACCGAATCTATTGCGCTGGCACCAAAGCCAAAATGGCTGATCGCCGAGGGCCAAGACGAAGGCCACGAGAGCGAATGGGCGCTGGCGAACATCAAGTCAACGCCGGTGCTACGCTACAAGCAGAAAGACATTGAGGGCGTACCCGCGCCGGTGCCGCAGCGCATCCAGCCAGAGCCGCCGCCCGATGGCATCATGGTCGCGTCCGGCGCTATCGCTGACGATCTAAAGACCGTGCTGGGTATCTTTGACCCAGCGCAGGCGCTACCGGGCAATATTTCGGGTAAGGCGCTGCAAGGCCAGCAAATGCAAGTGGATTTGAGCAATTTCCACTTCTACGACAACATGACCCGCAGCATTAAGCAGACGGGCAAGATCATCCTCGACCTGATCCCCAAAATCTACGACACCGAGCGCGTGTTGCGGATCATTGGGGTTGATGGCAAGCCGGACATGGTGACAATTAACGAAGCGCAGGCCACCGGCGAAGTGATGAATGATGTAACCGTCGGCCTGTACGACGTGGTGATGGACGTTGGCCCCGGTTACAACTCAAAGCGCCAGCAGGCCGTTGATACGATGATGCCGCTGATGGCCGACCCAAATGTGTTCCAAGCCGCAGGCGACCTGCTGTTCCGCAACATGGATTTCCCCGGCGCGGATGTCATTGCCGACCGGCTGGCTGCTATGAACCCGTTGAGCCAGATCGATCCGAAATCGGACATTCCACCGCAGGCGCAAATGCAGTTGTTACAGTCGCAAAAGACTATTGCCGATATGCAGCAGCAAATGATTGCGATGCAGCTCGAAATCCAGAACCGTGGTCAGATTGCGCAGATCAAGGAAGAAGGCCAGAGCCGCCGCAAGCTGATGGACGTGATTTCCCGCGCTTACAACACGGACACTATCAACGAGGCAAAGATCAACCAAGCCAACCTGAAGGCCACGACCGAGCAAAACAAGGTCGAGCTAGATGCGATGCTGCGGCTGGTCTTGGCTGGGGTGCCGATGGGCGCGTTGGCTGCGGAGATTTCCCGACGCGATGCCGAGCAACAGCAGCAAATGGCCTTCGCCGAGGACGAAGTCAACGACACCGCAAACCCATTTATTCAGGCTGGGCAGGAGATGATTGTCCAAGCGGAGCAAGCGGCGCAAATGCAGCAAATGGCAGAACAACAAATGGCCCAGCAGCAGCAAATGCCGCAGGCTATGCCAGAGCAAATGCCGCCTGAACAGCCAATGGTTTGACATGGAATGAATACAGGATGACAATAAACCTACCGGCGGGTAACACCGGGTCAATTCTTAGGGAAAACCTATGTCTGAAGTGGAAGCAAGGCTGGCGGCAAATATCGTCACCAGTGAGAATTTAGCGGAATTCGCAGCCCAGAAACTTGGTCTAGTTGAAACGCCAGCTAACGAGGCGGTAAACGAGGACGCAGACAGCGCCGTTACCGAGCCGGATGCCGAGGCAGATCAAAGTGGACAGGACGGGGAAGGGAAGGACGCGACAGCAACAGACGAGGCGAAGGAAAAGAAGCCAAATCCCAAGCTGGAACGGCGGTTTTCAGAGATAACCAAGCAACGAGAGCAAGCGCGGCAGGAAGCGCAACGCGAACGTGAGCAACGGGAAGTGCTGGAAACTAGGCTGAGAGAGCTGGAAGCCAAAGTAAACCCGCAACCGGTCGAACCGGAAGCGGATGCGCTAGGCCCAGAGCCGCAGCCAGAGCAGTTCAGCGATATGTTCGAATACGCGAGAGCGTTGGCTGAATATACCGCTGATAAAAAGCTGATGGAACGGGATAACGAGGAGAAGGCGCGTCAAGCGAAGGCCGAACAGGATGCAAAATTCAAAGTTTGGGCTGATCGCGTAAGCGCTGCCAAGAACGAGTTACCCGACTTTGACGATATGGTGCAAAGTTCCGAGGTGCGGGTGTCTGACCCGGTTCGGGATGCCATCATAGAATCAGAGCATGGGCCAAAAATTTTGTATTGGTTGGCTGAAAACACCGACTTTGCAAAGAAATTGGCCGATATGTCAGTTGTTTCTGCTGTTCGTGAGATTGGGAAGATCGAAGCTCGCTTCGACAAGGCAAAAGAACCGGAGCCAAAGCCTGTTGTTGGGAAGTCAAAAGCGCCAGCGCCGATTAATCCGCTGCGCGGTGCGGTAAACACAGTAGATGCCAACATGGATGCCGATGGCAATTTTCATGGAACGTATCAGCAGTGGAAAGCCGCCCGTTCATCGAGGAAAATACGCTAGTTAAACCCTTTTCTTAAAGGAAATAGAAATGTCCAACAATTTGCTAACCATTAGCAAGATCACCAACGAAGCGTTGATGGTCTTGGAAAACGAACTAACATTCTCGTCAGAAGTAAACCGCGAGTACGACGATCAATTTGCCGTCGTAGGCGCAAAAATCGGTAACACCCTGAACGTCCGCCGTCCGGGTCGCTTCATTGGTACGACTGGCCCTGCGCTGAACGTTGAAGATTTCAACGAAACCAGCATCCCAGTCACCTTGTCAACTCAGTTCCACGTTGATACCCAGTTCACCACGCAAGACTTGGCCTTGTCGCTCGATATGTTCAGCGACCGCGTTCTGAAGCCTGCTGTGGCGGCTATTGCCAACAAGATCGACTTCGACGGCCTGACAACGGCTAAGAACTCGACCGCTAACATCGTTGGCACCGCTGGCACACCACCGACCGGCCTTATCACTTACCTGACCGCGCAAGCGTATCTGGACAGCGAAGGCGCACCGCGTGATGGCCGTCGTTCTTGCATCATCGAGCCATTTACTTCGGCGACTATCGTTGACAGCCTAAAGGGTCTGTTTAACCCACAGTCCGCAGTATCGGATCAGTACCAGAAGGGTCTGATGGGCCGTGATTCGGGTGGTATGAACTGGAAGATGGATCAGAACGTTGTGGCACAAACTTTCGGTTCGTGGACTACAACTGCTGGCACCCTGACCGCGAATACACAGAGCATCGGTATTTCTACCGGCTGGGCATCGTCCTCGACGATCACCCTGACCCACAGCGCAGGCCTGACCCTGCGTCAAGGCGATGTGATCCAGATCGCTAACGTGTTTGCGGTCAACCCGCAGAACCGTCAGGCGTATGGTTCGAACAAGCCACGCAATTTCGTGATCCAATCGACCGTAACTGGTTCCGGTTCTTCGACCATGCAAGTGACTGTTGTTCCGGCGATCATCACCGGCGGTCAGTTCCAAAACGTCACGATCCCAACCACTTCGGCTACCGCGACTGTTACCCCGTTCTCCATCGGCACGTCGGCCACCGGCACCGTATCGCCACAGAACATCATCATGCACCGCAATGCGTTCACGCTTGCGACTGCTGATCTTGAGCTGCCTGACGGCGTTCACTTTGCTGGCCGCGCATCGGACAAAGAGCTAGGTCTGTCGCTTCGTGTGGTGCGTCAATACACCATCAACAACGACTCGATCCCGACTCGTATTGATGTCCTGTATGGCTGGGCACCGCTGTACCAAGAACTGGCCTGCCGTGTCGCAGCCTAATTATCATTGAAAGGAAATTGACATGAGCAATCCCGGCCCAGCAAGTACCCAAACCAACCACCCTTCAAATCTAGCCACCAATCAGGCCTACCGCCTGCTGGCTAGTGCGCAGGGTGTGAACCTGAACTCAGTTGCTGACACCGTTGCAGCAATCGTTAACAGCTCATCGTATAGCGTTCAGGACATCATCGTGGCAAATGCCAGCGTCGATCTGACCACCGCCCAGCTCGCTGTTTACAGCGGCCCCGGCGCGACAGGTGTGGCAGTTAAAACCGCTTATGCGTTGACCGGCAACTCGGCCAGCGACAAAGTGGTGGTGACTCCAGCTACTGATACAGACTCGCTTACCGGCGATAATCTGTACATTCGCTGCACGACTGTGCAAGGCGCAGCCGCTACCGCTGATGTTTATATCTACGGTTACGACCTGACTTTCCTGCCTTAATATGGAATAGTCGCCGAAGAAGCCGCCCCTTCGTGGGGTGGCTTTTTCTTATCAAATTTGATGAAAGGGCAAGCCATGTTGCCGAGCTTTAGACCTAACGGCCCGACCACTCGAATCACAGTACCCGCCAGCGCGTCCACGCCGCTGCAAATTACCCCAAACACTAACGTCGAAAACAACTACGTCGGCCTGCTGAACGTCGGCGCTGCGACTGTTTCCGTGAGCTTGGGTTCGACTTCAGGCACTACCCCGACCCCTGTTGTGCCGCTGACTACTGCGTCAACGCCGGGTGTCGTGCTGCCGCCGAACATGATCGCTCCGATGATTATTCCGGCACCGCGCAATAACTTTTTTGTATCGATTATCGGCAGCTCTGCGGCTGGCGATGTGTATGTAACGCCTGTTGCGGCTGGATAAATTATGGCGAACGAAGTCGCCAACCAGCAGACAATCAACATTGTCCCAGTTCAGGGTATTTTTGGCCCTGAGCCGACGTTTACGCCGATTACGCTGGTCGGCCCTGCTGGGTCGTACTTTTACCCAGTTATTAATCCGAATCAGTCGGGCTTGTCGATTACTAATTCGACGATTAATTCGTCGGTTATAGGGGGCGTAACCCCTGCGGCGGCGTTTTTTACGACTGCGCAGGTTTCGGCGACCCCGACAACAAACAACGATGTCGCAAACAAGGCGTATGTTGATTCAGTTGCGCAAGGTTTGGACATTAAAGCTAGTTGCTTGTATGGCACCGTAAACAACATCACGCTGTCGGGGCTGGGTACGCAGGCAGGCGGCGATTGGTTGTCGAGTTTGACGGCTGGCGACCGTATTCTGGTCAAAAGCCAGAGCAACCCAGCGCAAAACGGTATCTATGCGGCGGCTGCGGGGGTTTGGACACGCACCCCTGACATGGATAACTGGTCAGAAGTGCCGGGGGCGTTTACTTATATCGAATCGGGCGCTACTTTAACTGCGACAAGCTGGGTGACGACGGCAGCATCGACCGGCACCATTGGCGTTACAGCAATGCCGTGGACGCAGTTTTCGAGCGCCGGAACGTACACCGCAGGCGATGGCCTGCAACTAATCGCAAATCAGTTTTCGGTCAAGCTAAACGGCACAAGCCTAGATGCCAGCGCCAGCGGCCTGCGCATTTCCACGACCTACGCCGGGCAGACCAGCATTACAACGCTGGGGACAATTACCACCGGCACATGGGCGGCTACCGATGTCGGCGTATTGCACGGCGGCACCGGGGCATCGGATGCGGCAGGCGCAAGGGCTAATTTGTTTGCGGCCATTTTGGGCGCAAATAACGATATCACCAGCCTGTCGGCGATCACTGGTTCGATTGCCACGCCGACTTACATTCAGTTCAACACGACCCAAAGTCCGCTGCCGACCGACGCAACGGCGCGGCTTTATTACGACAGTAGCGACCAATTCCAGACGTTAGCGTTCCAAATGAATGGCGCTGTCGTTCAAAAGGTTGGCGAGGAATTGTTTTATCGCGTCAAATGTCAGGGCGCGATTACCAAAGGGCAGGTGGTGTCATTTGCCGGTACGGTCGGCGCGTCGGGCGGTTTAATTGCGAAAGCAGCTACCGGGGTCGCGTTTGACAAGTCTTATTACATTTTAGGCATCGCTGCTGAGACCGGCGCTAACAATGATTGGATTTTTGTTACGACGTTCGGCGAAGTCAAAAATCTGAATACGACGGGCGGTGCGGAAGCATGGACGCAGGGGCAAGAGCTGTACTACAACCCTCTGGTGACAGGTGGTCTGACTAAAACTAAACCAACCGCGCCAAATGCAATCGTGTTAGTGGCGGCGGTAGTCAATGTAGGATCATCAAACGGCATCTTGTTTGTGCGGCCTACCTACGGGTCGGTTTTGGGCGGCACCGATGGCAACGTGCAATTCGGGACGCTAAATAACCTTGACGTTATTCAGTACGACAGCACGGCGCAGTATTGGAAAAACGTCGCGGCCAGCACGTTATCAGTTAGCTTTGCTACCACCGCAGGCAGCGCAGGATCAGCAGGTACGGCAGGCACCGCAACAAATCTAGCGGGTGGCACGACAGGCGCTTTGCCGTATCAAACTGGGGCTGGGGCGACCACTTTCCTCGGTTTAGGTACAGCAACACATATTTTGACGGCTGGCGCGTCTGCACCGCAGTGGACAAACCCATCGTCAATCACGGTCGGCAACGCCACAAACGCAACAAACGCAGTGACCGCGACCAATCTAGCAGGCGGCGCTGCGGCAAGCATTCCTTACCAATCTGGCGCTGGAGCGACGGCGTTTCTAGCGTCAGCAGCGGGGGACGCAGGGAAGGTGCTACAGAGCAATGGCACCAGCGCACCGACGTGGGCAACTGTTTCGGGCGCAATTAGCGTAACCGATGACACAACCACAAATTCGACGTTTTATCCGTTATTTGCAAATCAGACAACGGGCAGCATCACGTCGCAGTTTGTCAGCAGCACGAAGTATCAATACAACCCAAGCACGGGAACCTTGACCGCGACAGTATTTAGCGGGTCGGGCGCGAGCTTGACGAACCTGCCTGCGGGTCAGTTGTCCGGCACGATTCCTAGTGGCGTGCTGGGTAACTCCAGCCTGTTTATTGGCACGACTTCGATTGCATTGAATCGGGGCAGCGCCAGCCAGAGCTTGACCGGGGTCAGCATTGACGGGTCTGCTGGGTCGGCCACGACTGCGGGAACGGCAACAAATGCTAACAACATCGCAATTACGGATGACACCAGCACAAATGCGGATTATTTCCCAGTTTGGGTGACAAATAGCACGGGCAATTTGCCTGCAAAAGTTACCAGCACTAAACTAAAATTTAACCCGTCCAGCGGCGTTTTAACGGCCACAGGCGGTATCGGTGGGGGTGCATTTTGAACTATGAATGGAAAATTGAAGGCGTTACAGTAAATGATGATTTAATTACTGGGGCCAAGTATTACTGCAAAGCTACTGATCGCGGTTTCTCTGTTGATACTGAGGGGACGTGGACAATTAAAGACCCGAAAACGGCTTTGCCGATGGGCGATGTAACCGAGGAAATGGTGATTGATTGGATCAAGGGGCAAACCGAGGGACAGGTTGAAAAGCGCCTAGCCGAGCAAGTCGCTAACTTAAAAGCTGCTACTCCGCTGTCGGTGCCGTGGAATCCGCCTGTTTTTACGCCAACATTTGAGGAGTAATTTATGCCAGTTTCCGTCGTTCTATCGCCGTTTGTTGGGGTCGGTGGGCAGTTATTTGACGATAACGGCACCCCTTTAGCTGGCGGCAAAATTTACGTCTATCTGGGCGGCACTAGCACACTGACCGACAGCTACACCAGCAGCGCTGGAGATGCCGCGCATACGAATCCGATTATTTTGGATGCGGCAGGCAGGGTGCCAAGCGGTCAAGTTTGGTTGCCGGATGCAGTAAACAATTACAAGTTTATTTTGACCGATGCCAACGACGTTTTGATCGGAACGTATGATGATGTGATCCCCTGTAGCTGCGCGAGCTAAGACATGGCACAGACTGGCTTCACCCCTCTTTTAATCTACAGTAGCAGCACGGTTGCGGCTGCGCCTGTTGCTGGGAATTTGACCAATAGCACGCTGGGGTCAGAACTTGCGATCAACATCACCGACGGCAAGTTGTTTTATAAGGACAACGCCAACGCTGTTCAGGTTATTGGCTGGAAAACTACGCCAACTACCGCAGGCGGCACAGGGCTGACCAATTACACGGCTGGCGATTTGCTTTACTACGCCACCGGCACGACTTTAACCAAGCTGGGAATTGGCGCAAACAATACGGTACTAACATCGTCTGGAACAGCGCCGCAGTGGTCGTCGAGTTTAACGCTATCGACCTTGACCGCATCGGTGGTGGTGGCGAGTAACGGTATTTATGTGAACAACGCCACGGTGTCGGCTAACTATTCAATACCAGTTGGGAACAACGGAATGTCGGCGGGCGTTATTACACTTGCGAATGATGTCATTGTTACGGTACCGGACGGATCGCGCTGGACGATTGTTTAAGGGTAAAGCATGGCAACGACAATTACAGCGGGCAATGCAACGAATGGGCTAGTAATAGCGCCTGATAACACCGGGATATTGGAACTAAAAACGGGCACGGGTGCTGGTACGACTGCAATGACTTTAAGTTCGGCTCAAGCAGCTACATTTGCGGGGGCTGTGAGTGTGACCGGAAATGCTACGCTCCCGACAATTAGATCAAACGCCGTTTCTACACCCCCTACGATTCAGGATAGTGCCGGTACGCAGATTGGTACGTTCTGTCGTGCGTGGGTGAACTTTAACGGTACAGGCACAGTCGCTATTCGTGCGTCGTTTAACGTGACGAGTATTACGGATAACGGTACAGGTGACTATACGGTGAACTTTACCAATGCGCTACCAGATGCGAATTATGCACATAATATTACAACCGCATTTTCTGAAAGTAGCTACACCCCTTTAAATAACCGATCTTATAGCTCAAGCACAAAAGCAAGTGCAAGTTTAAGGTTTGTTGCGGGGTATGTGTCTTCTACTGCTGGCGCGTTTACGGCAGAAGATACGGCGTCAGTTCAAGTTGCCATCTTCCGCTAAAGGTCAACCATGAACTATCAAATTACTCACATAAAAGACAAAGGATCGGCATGACAGCCGGGATCAAGGCAAACGTAGACGGTAGCGCAGCTATTCAGGTAGGCGGCACAGACGTTATTGGTCTAAGCTCGACGGGGAATATCAACTTCCCCATATCGGGGCAGCGCATCACTGGCGACTTCAGCAATGCGACGATTGCTAACCGTGTGATGTTCCAGACGAGTACGGTTAATGGAAATACGATTCTAAGAGCAATTCCAAATGGAACAGGAACAATAGGTGCCATACAAGCGGGCAATAGTCTAGACCCAAATAACCAAGCGTCTATTTCAATTAACGCAATGTCTGCTGAGTGTTCAATTAGCTCGCAGATTAACGGCACCGGCACTTACCTGCCAATGACCTTCTACACCGGCGGCTCTGAGCGTATGCGGATTGATACGTCGGGTAATCTTCAATTCAACTCCGGCTACGGTTCAGTCGCTACCGCTTACGGTTGCCGCGCTTGGGTGAATTTTGATGGCACAAGCAATACCGCAAACTTATCTGGCACATATAGTCAATCAGGTACGACGGTCACGGTTACAGCCACAGCGCACGGATTGATCGCGGGTAATGTTGTTTATTCAGACATTACGACGGGGACGGCAGTTGACGGAACTTACACCGTTGCTACAGTTATCAGCTCAAGCCAGTTTACCTACACAGCCGGAACGTCACTAACGACCAGCGGCAACGTAACGCTGCGAAGAAACACTATTCGCGCAAGTGGAAATGTATCAAGCGTTGCAGATAACGCCGTTGGTAATTACACGGTGAACTTTACGACTGCTATGCCTGATATAAATTATTCGGCGGTTGGCAGCGCAAACACTATTGGTGGTTCAGCAATTATGGTGTCAACAAATTCCAATGGTGCTTATCAGCCTCAAGCTCCAACAACAACAGCTTGTCAATTACAGACAACTAGCTACGTTTCGAACCAAGATTGTGCTTGGGTATCGCTTGCATTTTTCCGTTAAAGGTCAACCATGAACCAGAGAATTATTTATCAAAACGACGATGGCGGTGTATCAATTCTGATTCCAACGCCTGAGTGCTTGGCAAAGCGCACGATTCAAGAAATCGCAGACAAAGACGTGCCTGCTGGCAAGCCGTACAAGATCGTCACAACCGATGACATCCCAATCGACCGCACTTTCCGTAATGCATGGGAAGCGGTAATTGATGAGCCGGATGGCGTAGGCGCAGACAGCAATGAGTTTGCACCGAAAGAAGCGGAGGTAACAGAATGATTGTCGTCAACATCGACAAGGCTAAAACAGTAGCCCATGACATGCGTCGTGCTGCCCGTGCGGAAGAGTTCAAACCGCATGATGAAGTCATCATGAAACAGATTCCCGGCGTAGATGCACAAGCAGCCGAAGCTGCGCGGCAGGCAATCAGAGACAAATACGCAACGATACAAGAGCAGATCGACGCAGCCGCTACACCGGAAGAGATTAAAGCAGCGTTGGGGGTTTAATAATGACCGTCGTCATCAACGGAACTACAGGAATAGACACCGGCACGGGATCGCTAATTGCGGCTAATTCCACAACGCCGACTTACCTTGATTTGTTTGAGGATACCGACAACGGGTCGAATTATGTGCGCCTGATTGCACCTACGTCTGTTGCGTCGAATAGAACAATCACGCTGCCCGATGGTACGGGCACGGTTGCGGTGAGTGGTGTGAGTGGGGTTCTGGTGTCTGGTACTGCGGTTGCGTCCACCAGCGGAACCAGCGTTGAATTTACAGGCATCCCATCATACGCTAAACAAATTATTGTGATGTTTCAGGGTGTCAGCGCAAGTAGTACTGGGGTTATTCAAGTTCAAATTGGCTCAGGTTCCTACACAATTAGTGGGTATTTAAGCGGCGCAAGTAATTATGTGGGGTACTCGGCTGTTACTACAGGGTTTGGTTGTGCATACAATAGTGCTAGTACCTCACTTTGGCATGGTGCGGTTAGGTTGACGATACTAAACCCATCAGCAAATTCTTGGGTTTCTAATGGTATTTTGAATGATTCAAGCGCAGGTGCTCAGATTATGAACAGCGCAGGGTCTATTTCACTTTCAGGCACATTAGATAGAGTTCGTGTTATTGCTAGTGCAACAGGCTCACCGTCTGACACCTTCGATGCTGGCACCATTAACATTATTTGGGAATAACGATTTGCTGTAATTAATCGAAGGAATCAAACATGACAACGCCTCTCGACATCATTAGCCGCGCCATGAAAGATATTGGCGCATTGGCTGCTGGCGAAAACCCGACTGCCGCCGAAGCGCAAGACGGGCTGGACATGCTGAACGACATGTTGGCGCAGTGGTCTAACGAAAACATGATGGTGTTTTATCGCACCGAGATTGTGTTTCCCTGCGTCCAGAATCAGGTGCAATACACCATAGGCCCAGCGGGTAACGTATCGGCGCGGTTTATTGGGTCGATTTCAGGCACTACCCTGACCGTGCCTAATGACGGCGTATTAAAAGGTGCGATCACTATTGGCATGACGCTAACCGGCAACGGGGTGCTACCCGGCACCACGATTGTCGGCTTTACTACAGGCGCAGGCGGCAACGTCAACGAAGGCGGCACCTATACGGTTAGCCGCGCCCATATAACGCCGGTCGTTGATGAGATTATTGATTCTTACTATGAACGCCCATTAAGCATTGATAGCGCTTTTGTGCGGGTTAATACCACCAGCAACGGGGTGCCGATCTATGGCGGCGGTCTGGACTATCCGATCACAATTTTGAGCCTTGAGGAATACGAATCTATCGGCCTAAAAACGCTCAACGGCCCGTGGCCGAAGGCGCTGTATTACCAGCCGTCTGAGCTGCTGGGAACTATCTACTTGTGGCCGAATCCATCGCAGGGTGAAATGCACTTATTCACCAACACAATTTTCCGCGAGTTTGGGGATTTGTACGGGTCAATGCAATTTCCGCAGGGCTACAATATGTGCCTGCGGTGGTGCTTGGCCGAGCGCATGATGCCTATGTACGGCAAAGTCAATCAGGTTCAAATCGGCCAAATTTCGGCGTATGCTGCGCAGGCAAAAGCAACAGTCAAGCGCACAAACATGAAGCCGCCACAGGTCAGCAAATACCCAGACGTATTGATGACCGGCAGGCCGAAAGATGCGGCGTTTATTCTTGACGGTGGATTTAATTAATAGGTAAGCAACTATGCCAGACTTCGGTTTTGTAGGAGCTTCATACACTGCCCGGTCAATCTACCAGAACGACCAAGAGTGCATTAACTTTTACCCTGAAATTGACCCGACTAAAACACAGGGCGAGCGGGCGATTGTTGCGCTGTACCCAACGCCGGGGCTGTATCCAGAGCTGCAATTAGAAGCTGAGGCCGAGGTGCGGGGGATGCGGGCTATGTCTGGCCTGCAATATGCCATCGTGGTGTGCGGCGACAAGGTTTATAAACTTGACACAAATTTATTCGCAACGGAAGTCGGCACACTTAATACCAGCACTGGGCCGGTATCAATTACCGACAACGTAATGATTCCCGGCGGTCTAATGGCGTACATTGTGGATGGGCCAGACCGCTATTACTACGATTTTGCGAATGACACATTCACCACCCTGCCAAATACGGATGGGGATTGGCAGGGCGCGACGATGGTCGATACGGTTGACAACTATATCGCCTACAACGAGCCATTTACGCAAAACTGGGCGGTTACTGATCTTAGTTCGCCGTTGTCCACCACTGGGTTATATGGCGCAAAAGACGGTTCGCCCGACACGCTGGTTGCGTTGATTATTGACCACCGGCAAGTGTATTTAATGGGCGAAGTTACGACCGAAGTCTGGATTGATGTCGGCAGTCAGATACCCGGCTTAGTGACGTTTCCATTCCAGCGGGTTAGCGGCACCAGCTCACAAAATGGCTGCGGTGCGCCGTTTTCCGTCGTTCGCTTTGCTGAAACTTTTATGTTTCTGGCGCGGGACACATTGGGAACCGCAACCATTGGCATGATGAAAGGCTACGAATTTCAGCGCCTATCAAACCACGCAGTCGAGGACACGCTGGTCGGCAAAATAGTCGAGGATGCCCGTGCTTGGTCTACACAAATCGAAGGACATGAGTTTTACGTTATTAACTTCCCGACCATCAATTTGACGTGGGCGTATGATTTAGCGACCGGCCAGTGGTTTAAATGGCTATTTTGGAATCCGGTGGCGGGCAAATATGAGCGCCACCGTGGTCAGTGCGCCATGTCATTTGCGGGTAAAAGTATTGTCGGCGACTACGCTAATGGCTACATATACAGCCTGCGGCTAGATTGGTTTACAGACAATTTGGCACCGATTCGCAGGCTGCGCCGGTGTCCGCATTTGACCACCGATTTGCAGCGGCAATTTTTCGAAGAATTGCAAATTCAGTTTGAGCCGGGTGTCGGCTTAAACCCGCAACTAGGACAAGGCGAAAACCCGCAGGCCATGCTGCGCTGGTCAAATGACGGCGGGTCAACATGGTCAAACGAGCATTGGGTCAGCATAGGACGGCAGGGGCAGTACACAAACCGAGCCATTTGGCGGCGGCTGGGCTGGGCGCGAGATCGTATTTTCGAGGTGGTGGTAAGCGATCCGGTCAAAGCGGTGATTGTGTCGGCGAACCTTAAAGCCAGCGCGGGTGACAACTAATGGTGATGCTCACTAACGTCCGGTTCCCGAATTCGCCGTTTATTGAGCAGGCGACGGGGCGACCAGCGCGGGAGTGGGTTTTATGGCTACAGGCACCCCAACTATTGACGCTATCGCTAAACGTCCCATTAGCGGCCTCTAGCGGCGGCACAGGGCAGTCAACCTACACCGTAGGTGATTTGCTGTACGCATCGGGGACGGCGGCGTTATCGCAGCTCGCAGACGTTGCTACGGGCAACGCGCTGCTGTCCGGCGGGGTGGGCGCTGCGCCGTTCTACGGCAAGGTGGGACTGACTACGCACATTACCGGAACCTTGCCTGTAGGAAATGGCGGGTCGGGTGCCACGACCTTGACTGGTTACTTAAAAGGAAACGGAGCGTCGCCATTTACTGCCGTGGCGACAATTCCTAACACGGACATTTCCGGCTTAGGTACGATGTCCACGCAGAATATTGGGGTGTCGGGATCGTTTACGGCACAAAGTGGGGAAGTGGTAACAGTAACCAACGGAATTATTACTTCGATTGTCTAAAATGGAACTTGATTTACTTAACCAAGTGCCAACGCGCGACCAGATTGACCGGCTGCAATCCGAAATGGTCAAGATGCCGCAGGTTGAGCTGGAGACAGAGCATTTTTTTAGCCCGGGCATGTATCTGCGGCGGGTTTACCGGCCTGCTGGCACATTGATTGTTGGCAAGGTGCATAAAAAGCCGCACTTTTTTCTATGCGCTAAAGGCGAGATAATTGCATGGACTGAAAGCGGTATGCGTAAATTGCAGGCTGGGGACGTGGTGGAATGCCAGCCGGGAACCAAGCGGATTACGCTGGCGACCCAAGACAGCATTGGGGTTACGGTTCACATGACCGACAAGACCGATTTGGACGAAATAGAAACCGAATTAGTAGAACCTGAGCCGATGGCGTTATTTGATTCTGGCAACAAGTTAAAACAAATTGTTGGCGAGATGAAAGCATTACAAGGGGAATCATCATGACATTCGTAGTCACAGCAGTCGGCGGTTTATTAGGCGCTGGAATGCAGGCAAACGCCGCTGAAAGCGCGGGTGCAGCTCAGGCGGGAGCCACTCGCTATGCTGCTGATCTGCAAAAGCAGATGTTCGACATCCAGAACGAACAATATAAACCTTACCGCGAAGCTGGCTATGGTGCGCTTACAAGGGTCGGGGAGTTATTGCCAAGTTTAACGCGACCGGTTACTGAAGCGGAAATTTCAGGTTTGCCCGGTTTTGATTTTGCGATTAAGCAAGGCGTGGGAGCTGCGCGACAAACGGCAAATGTCGGTGGCGGCGGGTCGAATGTTGACCGAGCTGCGCAAAAGTTTGCGATTGATTACACAATGAGTACGGCGATGCCGCAGGTCTTAGCGCAGCGTTCAAATATTTATAACACGCTAGCAGGCATTGCAGGCATCGGTCAGGTTGCGCAAGGCCAGACAGGTCAAATGGCGCAAAACGTCGCAGGCAACATTGGGCAAGCGGCTATTGGTGGCGCAACTGCGCTTGGCGCTGGCGGTATTGGTGCAGCAAATGCGTACGCTGGTGCATTGGGTAATTTAGGCAATCAATACATGATGTATCAGTTGATGAAGGGGTAAAAAATGGCTGATTTATCAGTTCAACCAATTGGTACACAAGTTAAGCCTGTGCAAGGGATGTCGCTGGGCGAGATAGTTAATTTTGTTCGCGGCGCACAGCAGTACAAGGCTGAAAAACAACTTCTGCCCGAACAAATAGAACAAACAAAAGTAAAAACATTAGCAGATCAACAATCGCTTGCGCAGTCAAGAATGCGTGCTATTGCTGACAGTCAAATTTCATTAATTAACGATCCTTTAATTTTGCAAGCAGAGCAAGATCCCAATCGCGTTGACAAAACAAAACTTATTGAATTAATTGAAAGTCGCGGCAGAACTCTTGGCAAAAATTTAGGCATTCCAGAAGAACAAGTAACTGGTTTGTTGTCACCTTATTTGGATTTGGCAACAAAAGATCCTTCGCAAGTACGCACGTTTTTGAAACAACGGCATATTGAAGGTTTAGATCAGGCAGCAAGAACTCCAGTTCTTACTGGAACACTTACAGGCGTTAAAACTGGCGCTGGAGAAACCTTTATTCAATCTGGCGAATTCGCACCAGAAAAACGAGGTGCGCCAGTATTGTTTGCACCAAAAACTTTGGAGCCGGGTTCTCAAATTGTTCAAGGGCCAACAGATGCGGCTGGTAATCCAACGTATAACATTTTGGATTCAAGAGGCAATGTTGTTCAAACTGGGGTTTTGCCCGAACAATTACCAGCATTCCAACGAGAATTAGAACCTTCTGGTGGCGCTGTTCAGCGAGTTGAGCCGCCATCAGTAGGCGCTGTTTCTACGCCAGTTACAAACATTCCAAAAGGTCGAGCAATTACAGCGCCAATTGGTAGCGGCTTAGGGCCAAATGATTACAAAACTTTGCAAGAACAAGTAACGACTACGAAAGGCAGTTTAACTAACGCAGAAAATGCGCTTAAAGATATTAGAAATGTCGAAACATATCTTGATGCAGCAATGACTGGCGTGGGCAGTGAAAGGTTAAATAAAGCATTATCGGCGCTTGGTTTGGCGGGTTTGTCATCCGCCGAACAAAAAGCGGCAGCCCGTGAAATTGTAAACAAATCTTTGGCATCACTTGTCATGCACCAAAACGCAAGCGGCAACGGAAAATTTGCTGCCGATTTGGCGCAAACACAAAATGCCGTTGCAACCGTTGCGCAGACTGATCCAGCAATTCGCAAAGTTATTGGTGATATTCAAGTTTTGATGCAGCATCAAAAAGATTACACTCTAGGCATGGATAAGTTAATTCAAAAATATCCAGAACACGGAGCATTTAATAAGGCTTTATTTGATACTGCTATGAATCAAGCATATGAATTAAGAGCAATTCAAATGAACAACATTAAAAATGATAAAAAATTAACTGATGCGCAGAAAAAACAAAAATTTAATGATTATTTGGAAAAAAATAACATTGGATTTGAAGAAGGAAACGAGCTTTACAATAAGTCAAAATTTTACAATGACTTAATTAATGGTGACGTTGAAATTGTCAATGGTAAATTAGTTTCAAAAGCAAGGAAATAAT